GCCTCTACCATACCGATACTCTGTCAGAGATGCGCTGCCGTGGTTGAATGAAGGCGCGCAGCTAAAAATGGGAGCGCATGGGTTTTTTCCTGGGCGTGATATTGAATTGGGTTCCAATGTCGCGCCAAGTGTAGCAGCGACTGGGTTTGGAAGCTATAAGAGCGAAGTGAGAATCACTGGTCGTCTAGGCACTGGCTACAGGCGAAGAGAGGTTCCTGCTCCTGCTATTGTCGCTAGTGGAGAGGCGCAGACCAGATTCTTAATTGAGAGAGATGGGCAGTCCAGAAAGTTTACCATTGCGGAACTCCGGCTCATCTGCGGTTTCCCGGATGACTTCATTTTGACGGGAAGCTATGCAGAGCAATGGGTGAGACTTGGAAATGCTGTTCCTCCGCCGATGATGGCTGCGGTGGCAAGAGAAGTAAGAGATAGGATTCTCAAAGTCCGGTAAACTGGAAACTCTATGGAAGATCTGGTTTTCAC